GGACCAGGGACCACGGATCGAACTTGCTGGCGGTGGTTGGTTATGGAAACTTTTATACAAAGGTAAACCAGGACTTCAGCACGGAGCACATTATAACCGACTTATGAAACAATATAGAAGTCAGGGAATGGACCTTTTGAAGGCTGGTGACAAAGCAATGGTTGAAGCGTCTGAAATTACAAGAAACAAAAAAATTAAAATTGTTCAAGATCAAATGGCTAAAACAAATTATTCAGATGATACTTTTGTAGATTTAATAGATGAATATTACAGACTTACAGATTATGAAATGTATAAAGATATTAAAAGATGGGATAAAACTCGTCCTGCTCTTGCAGATAAAACAAGAGCATTACATTTTCCAGATTGGGCAGAAGCACGCTATGGTGAAGATTATCATACTGTCTTAGAAAGAGGTCAAACTAGAGAAATTCAACAGAGCATTGATCCTAATATCAAAGAACCTTTATCTCCTGCTGATCAGATGGCCAGCGATATTGATGATATGAATAAAGCAAACTTAGACGAGCTTTTGGAAGGTCGTAAGAAAAATGCTTACGGTGGCAGAGCTGGATACAACGATGGCCAACTAGTAACACCATCGGTTGATGGATCGAGACCTGGGTATCGAGGTGGTGATAAAAAATTATTAGAGGGCGTTGCTAGAGGAGCAGGTAAAGGAATTAGAATTGCTGGTAAATGGTTTGGTATTCCAGATGCAATATTTTATTATATAGATAAACAAAACATGATTTCAAAAGGAATGCCTGAAGCAGAAGCAGCTGCACAAGCTTTGGAAAATGCAACATTTGGGTTATTAAAAAATAAAGAATATATGAAAGGATTAAAAAAAACTGCTGAGTCCATGGGCATAGATGCAAGAGCTTTTGATGATATTTATAATTTAAATGTTGCAGGGCAAAAATTTGATAAATATTATGTAAAAGCAAAAGAAGAAATAGAGAACTTAAAAGAATTAGGTTATGATAAAAAAGCAGATGACGCTCAAAAAAACTTAGATAGATACATAAAAGAACAAAATAAAAATTTAGGCAATCTAAGTCAAAAAGTTATTGATCAAGTATCTATTAGTAAAGCTGGAGGTGCGGCTTCTCCATTACAACTTTCAAAAGCAAGAGACATTTTAACTGAAGACGATTTTTATAAACCTTTTAAAGATATAACAAAAGTTGCAAAAGAAAAATTAACACGAGAAAAACGAAAAACTTTTCCTACTCGAAAAAGTCAAGTGGATACTGCAGCAGGCACGTGGGGTGAAGGGTTTTATAATGTGTTAGATTTTCTAGGTCAAGGATTTAAAAATATTGCTTTAGGTAGCATAAATCCAAAATTAATGAAGTTATCTGAACGTCAAAAAGAAAAAAAATATTTAGATGAGATAGGTAAAAAATTTATACCTTATACAAAAATACCTAATCCAAAGTATAATCCAAGAGAACTATATTTATACAATAAATATGCTAGAAATTTAACTTATGATCAACCGTTAACTGAAGCTGATCTTATGGATTTACAAGCATATCAACCAGGTGTATTTTATTCAAAAGGCGGCAGAGCAGGTTATATGGGTGGTGGTATAACTGGAATAAGAAGACCAAATGCATTACCACCAACTGGAGGACCTCAATCTGGAGGGTTGCCTTCTTTGTATAATAATGTTAGAAAATGGTAGGAGTATAAATGGCAGAAATAGACAAATCACTCCCGAATGTTAGACACGAAGTAAAAATACCTGGTGCACAGCCACCAACCGATGTCGACATTACGGAAGCACAACAAAGACAACCAGTAGAAGTAACACCTGATGAAGAAGGTGGTGCTACAGTAAATTTTGATCCAAGTGCCGTGAACCAGGCTCAGTCAAACACGCACTTTGATAATCTAGCAGATATTTTACCAGAAGAAGTTTTAGATCCAATAGGAATTCAATTAAGACAAAATTATACAGATTATAAAATGTCTAGAAAAGATTGGGAACAATCTTATACAAATGGTTTAGATCTTTTAGGATTTAAATATGATAACCGAAACGAACCATTTCAAGGAGCATCTGGTGCCACTCACCCAGTTTTAGCTGAAGCTGTTACACAGTTTCAAGCTCTCGCATATAAAGAATTATTACCAGCAGATGGACCTGTTAGAACTCAAGTTTTAGGAATATCCAATCCTGCTAAAGAAGCTCAATCACAAAGAGTTAAAGATTTTATGAATTATCAATTGATGGATCAAATGAAAGAATATGAACCAGAGTTTGATCAAATGTTATTCCATCTACCTTTAAGCGGCTCTACTTTTAAGAAAGTTTATTATGACGATCTTTTAGGAAGAGCCGTTTCAAAATTTATACCTGCAGATGATCTTGTCGTTCCGTATACAGCTACCTCATTAGATGATGCGGAAGCAGTGATTCATGTCGTAAAGATTTCAGAAAATGATTTACGTAAACAGCAGGTCAATGGCTTTTACACTGACATTGAGTTGACAAAACCAGTGTCAGATGTGAATGCAGATAAGGTTGTTGATAAGAAAAGAGAATTAGAAGGAACTACTAAATCAGTAAGAACAGAAAGTGTATACACATTATTAGAATGTCACGTTAATTTAGATTTAGAAGGTTTCGAAGATGTTGGTCAAGATGGAGAACCAACTGGAATAAAATTACCTTACGTCGTTACAATCGAAGAAGGTAGTCAAAAGGTTTTGTCGATAAGACGAAACTATGCGCCCAATGATCCACTGAGAAATAAAATCCAATATTTCGTCCACTTCAAATTTCTGCCAGGACTAGGATTTTATGGCTTTGGACTCATTCATATGATTGGCGGTTTGAGCAGAACTGCAACTTCTGCTCTCCGTCAATTATTAGACGCAGGGACTTTATCAAATTTACCAGCCGGATTTAAACAGAGAGGTGTTAGAGTCAAAGATGACGCTGCACCGATACAACCTGGAGAATTCAAAGATGTGGATACACCAGGTGGTAATCTAAAAGATGCATTTGTATTTTTACCATACAAAGAACCTTCAGCTACATTATTGCAGTTGATGGGAATTGTAGTTACAGCAGGACAGAGATTCGCGTCCATTGCTGACATGCAGGTCGGGGACGGGAACCAAGGCGCAGCCGTTGGTACGACCGTAGCTCTTTTAGAACGTGGTTCAAGGGTAATGTCAGCAATCCATAAAAGACTATACTCAGCCCTAAAACAAGAATTTAAATTACTTGCAAAAGTATTTGCACAGTACCTACCACCAGAATATCCATACGATGTTGTAGGTGGACAAAGAAATGTTAAAGTTACAGATTTTGATGAAAGAGTAGATATTCTACCAATTGCAGATCCAAATATATTTTCAATGTCACAAAGATTAACACTTGCTCAAACTGGTCTTCAGTTAGCAATGTCTAATCCAAGAATGCATAATTTATATATGGCATTTAGAAAAATGTATGAAGCATTAGGAATAAAAGATATTGATAGAATATTACCACCACCAGCGCCTAATGCACCTAAAGATCCATCGCTAGAACATATCGATGCATTAGCTGGAAAACCATTTCAAGCATTTCCAGGTCAGGACCATAGAGCACACGTTACCGCTCACTTAAATTTTATGTCAACTAATATGGTTAGAAACAATCCAATGGTTATGGCTGCGATGCAAAAAAATATATTAGAACATATTTCTTTGATGGCTCAAGAACAAGTACAATTAGAATTTAGAGAACAAATGCAACAATTGCAATTGCTTTCACAACAAGCTGCAGTTAATCCACAAGCACAACAACAAGTGCAACAAATTACACAACAGATTGAAGCTAGAAAAGCTGTATTGATTGCAGAAATGACTGAAGACTTTATGAAGGAAGAGAAAAAGATTACATCTCAATTTGATCATGATCCATTATTAAAACTTAAGTCAAGAGAAGTTGATTTAAGAGCTATGGAGAATGAACGTAAAAAACAAGAAATGCAGAAAAGACAAGAAATTGATCAAGCTAAGTTAGTTCAAAATAGAGATATTAACGAAGATAAGCTTGAACAAAATGAAGAATTAGCTGAATTAAGAGCTGATACTTCAATTGAAAAGCAAGAAATGGCTAATGAAAATAGATTAGAACTTGCAAAAATGAAACCAAAGAGTATAAATAAATAATTATGATGAACTATAAAAAAGGTGGCAAACCTTGTAAATTAGAAGATTCTAAAGTTGTTGTTGATCCTAGATCAGAAACAAGTTTTAGAGGAAAGTCTAATTTAGCAGTTGGAAACAAACAAGCTGTTAAAGGAAGTGGAGCTGCTAGAAAACAAAAACCTGTAACTTGGGTTTAGTATGTGGTTAGGAGCAATTAAACTAGCTCTTAACGCTGGAACCCACATTTACAAAAAGCGTCAAGAGACAAAGATGGCTATGGCTGATGCTCAGCACATGGCAGCACAAAAAATGGCCCGTGGCGAGACGGAATACCAGGGCAAACTTTTAGAAGCTCGTCAAGCAGATTATAAGGACGAGGTGGTTCTCGCGATATTGACACTTCCAATTTTGGTGCTCGCATATGGAGTCTGGTCAGATGACCCGGCGGCTATGGATAAGATAAAAGTTTTCTTTGAACATTTCCAGGCATTGCCATCATGGTTTACAAATTTATGGATACTTGTCTGCGCTAGTATTTTTGGTATAAAGGGAACACAAATATTTCGTAATGGAGGAAAAAAATGAGTGGATTTTGGAAAGTAGTAAGTAATGCTGGTAAAACAAAAACTGGGCAGAAAATTATTTCTGCTTTAACAGGCGGTAAACAAAAGACTACTGGTACAGAAGTTGTTAATCCATTTAAATTTAAAGCTTCTAAAAATAAATTAGAAAAAAATCTTAGAAAAATAAATGTTTCTGTTCATAAACTGAAAGGAAGAATGCAAGGTGATTATCAAAAAATGGAAAGAGAAATAGAACCTTTTAGAAGAAAATTAAAACAAACATTAAAAAATATTAAAAAAGACTAATGGTAAACCCAAGATATAAACCCTTTAATGGTAATTCAAGAAAACCAGCTGTAAAACAGTCAGAAAAGATATTAAGCGAAACAAAGACAGATTTTGTATATCCTGCAAAGGAAGAATACATTGGATCACATATTAAAAGTGATCTAGCAGGTGCGCCTGTTTCAAATAAAAGTTACGAGAAATACTATAAAGATTTAATATGAATTTAGAAAACGTAATATATAAATTACGTAGAATTTTAGATAAAAGAATAGAACAATTATCAATCTCTATAACGTCTGGTGGGGTTGACAATATGGAAACATATAAGTATATTATCGGACAAATAAACGCCTACGAGGCAACTAAACAGGAAATCTCTAACCTGCTTAATGATAAGGAGCAAAATGACGGAACAGTCGTCGACATCAACAGCAAAAATTCACCTACCAAATAAGGATTTAGTAGGTTTAAAAAGATCAGAAGAACAAAAAGAAGTTACCAAAGAAAAAACAAAATTACCAAAACCTACTGGTTGGAGAATGCTAGTTTTACCATTTAGAATGGATGAAAAAACTAAAGGCGGAATCCTACTAGGAAATGAAACTATAGACCGACAACAAGTTGCATCGCAATGCGGAAATGTAATTGCGATGGGAGATGCTTGCTATAAGGATAAAGAGAGATATCCAAACGGTCCATGGTGCAAGGTCGGTGATTGGGTGGTCTTTGCTCGTTATGCAGGATCACGTATAGAAATTGAAGGTGGAGAAGTTCGTCTTTTAAATGAAGATGAAGTTTTAGCAACAGTACAGGACCCAACAGATATCCTGCACAAATTTTAACATAGGAAGGAACTATGCCAGAAGAAAATAAGATAAAGAAAGAAGATCCGAAAGTAGATTTAGATACTTCAGGACCTGAAGTAGATGTATCTTTACCAGAGGAAAAAAAGGAAGAAGTTGTAGAGACCACGGAACAAGAAACAGTAAAAGAAGTAGAAACAAAGGAACAAGAAACAGAAACAAAAAAAGATGATGATTCTAAACTAGAAGAATATAGTAAAGGCGTTCAAGCACGTATCTCTAAACTTACTCGTAAGATGAGAGAAGCAGAACGTAGAGAAGCAGCTGCTACTGAATATGCTCAAGCTTTAGAATATCAAAGAAAAAATGATCAGAAAACATTTAAAAAAATGGATACTGATTATTGGTCTAGATTTGAAAAGAATGTAAAAACAGGAATGGAGTCTGCTCAAAAAGAATTAGCAAACGCCATTGAAGCTGGAGATGCAACTGCTCAAGTTGAAGCTAATAAAAGAATTGCTTCGTTAGCATTTGAAAATGCTAAATTGGAGCAAAGAAAGTCGGAACCTGTTGAAGAGGAGAGACCTGTTCAACAACTTTCAGACGGTGGAAGATTACCACAACAAACACCACAGGAACTCCCTGATCCCGATCCTAAAGCGGAAGAATGGGCTAGTAAAAACACATGGTTTGGTAAAGATAGAGCCATGACTTTTACTGCCTTTGAAATCCATAAGGATTTGGTAAATGAGGGGTTTGATCCTAAGTCAGATGCTTATTATAATGAAGTTGACAAAAGAATAAAAGTTGACTTTGCTCATAAATTTGATAAAGGTGGAGTTGTAGAGCATACGTCCAAGCCCGTTCAGTCGGTCGCTTCAGCTCAGAGAAGCGTAAAACCAGGACGCAAAACTGTGAGACTCACTTCCTCACAAGTAGCAATAGCTAAAAAATTAGGAGTGCCACTCGAAGAATACGCGAAACAAATAAAACTCACGGAAGGAGCGTAAAATGAAAAAAGAAGACAACAAAACTTCACGTGCGAGTCAAACACGGCAAAATACTGAAAGGCCAAAAGTGTGGACTCCTCCATCTTCTCTAGATGCACCCCCTGCACCTGATGGATTCAGGCACAGATGGATACGGGCAGAGAGTTTAGGATTTCAAGATTCTAAAAATATCTCTGGAAGATTAAGATCTGGTTATGAGTTAGTGAGAGCTGACGAATATAAAGATTCTGATTATCCTGTAGTCACTGAAGGAAAATACAAGGGGATTATCGGGGTTGGTGGCCTAGTGCTCGCTAGGGTACCTGAAGAAATTGCGAAGCAAAGAACTGATTATTATGCAACTCAGCATAAAGGTCAGAACGAAGCAGTTGAAAACGATTTAATGAAGGAAGAGCATAAGAGTATGCCTATCGATGTTGACAGGCAGACTCGTGTAACCTTCGGTGGTACAAAGAAAAGTTAATTTTTTAACTATTCTCGAGATAACAACCAATTCTCTATCACTGATTTAAATTAACCCGTTTACATTTATGTAAACATTAAGGAGTAATAACATGGCTAATAGAAACTCAGCCGGGTTTGGGCTTAGACCAGCAGGTACGCTAGGTAATACACCAGCTACTCAAGGTTTATCTCAATACTGGATTGATGCCGGTGCTTCTGTTGATCTTTTTAACGGAATGGCGATGAAATCGTCAGGCGGTTATATGATCACAGGTGAAAGTGCAACTACAGTTACGACTATAGGTGTATTATTCGGTATCTACTATACAGCAGCTTCTACTAATAAGCCTACATGGGCACATTGGTACGACGCAACAATTACTCCAGCGAACAGTGAAGACACTCAAGCGTTCGTTAATGATTATCCTTTCCAGAAGTATCACATAGCTTCAGATGCAGCAGTAGCTAGTTCAGTTCCTGCAGCTCACGTGAAGTTTATGGAAACTTTCTCAGTGTATGCAAATACAGGTGGAAGTACTTCAACTGGTAAATCAACAACAACTCTTGACATCGGTGCAACTAATGCAACAACACACTCTTGGAGACTATTAAGAAGTGCTGAGGAAGTTGAAAACAGCGACCTTACAGCAGCTTATTGTACTTTAGAAGTTGTTCAGAACTTGTCCGAGTTTGTCGGAACTGGAACATAATAGGAGCATAATAACATGGCTATATCACGAGCACAGCTAGTGAAAGAACTAGAACCAGGTTTGAATGCACTATTCGGCCTGGAGTACAAAAGGTATGAAAATCAGCATGCTGAAATTTATACAACAGAATCATCTGACAGAGCTTTTGAAGAAGAAGTGATGTTAAGTGGTTTTGCAAACGCAAACGTTAAAGTGGAAGGATCAGGCGTTGCTTACGATGAAGCGCAAGAAACTTACACTGCACGTTACACACATGACACACTTGCTTTAGCATTCTCAATAACTGAAGAAGCTATTGAAGACAATTTGTATGATAGACTTGCGTCTAGATATACAAAAGCTTTAGCAAGATCTATGTCTAATGCTAAACAAGTTAAAGCTGTAACACCTTTAATCGATGGTCTTCCTTCAACAGATGGCTACGATTCAGGTGATGGCGTTTCATTGTTCAACACTTCACACACAACTGTAAGTGGAACAAACGTTAAAAACACTTTAACTACGCAAGCAGACTTAAACGAAACATCATTAGAGCAAGCATTGATTGACATTGCTGCTTTTACTGATGAGCGTGGATTAAGAGTCGCGGCAAGAGGAGTGAAAATGATCATTCCTTCAGCTAATCAGTTCAACGCTGAGAGATTGATGAAATCTCAAGGTAGAACTGGAACAGCAGATAATGATATCAATGCTGTAGCGTCTATGGGAATGATTCCTCAAGGATACAGAGTGAATAATTTCTTAACTGACTCTGACAGTTGGTACATCATTACTGATGTCCCTAACGGTATGAAAATGTTCCAAAGAGCAGCATTAAAAACTGCTATGGAAGGTGATTTCGATACTGGCAACGTTAGATACAAAGCTAGAGAAAGATACTCATTTGGAGTATCAGACTTTAGAGGTATCTTCGGTGTTGAGGGTGCGTAATCCAAAATAAATTTGTGGCGGGACATAGTTCCGCCACATTTTACAAATAAGGTAAGAAATATGAGAAAATTCCTAGTAAAAATATGGGCTTATGATCACTATGCTTCTTTTAAAATAGAAGCAGAGGATAATGCTCAATCTATAGAAAAATCCATCCTTGACAAAATTGGAGAAAAGAGTATAGTTTGGGAATCAACGGGAATGTTTAGAGATATTCCCAATAGAATAACCTATGAGGAGGTTATCGATGTTACAAGACCTGTACAAACAGAAAAGGTCCTTGGAGTTGAGGTGGCAGTCTGAGTATGAGCAAAATGGAAAATATACTCTGGATATGGTCAAAATTGATAGTACTATTAGAGATATTATCACTGAGATCAAACTCGAAGAATCTAAAATCGCTGATAGAGAAAATAAAATCAACGATATTGCCCCCCAAGTTTCTGTGGCTACTTAGATAAACGCCACATCGCTGAAATCGTATATTTCTGTAAGGATATCTTGCACTCTACTAAAAATTCATATATAATTTAATCACTATACAATTAATTAAGAACATAGACGAGTATAGTCGACGGCCTAGAGACTATGTTCAGAAACTAGGAGGATAATTATGGCAAAAACAACTTTTTCAGGTCCAGTAAGATCTGAAGATACATTTAAAACAGTCAGTAAAGCGGCATCTACTGGAACGATTACTGAAGTCATCACTTTAGGTGATGGACCTGTTACATTGGGAGATGAA